TTGGGTTTTTGGTGCCTCCTGCGCGATTCGAACGCGCGACCTGCGGTTTAGAAGATATACCATCAACCGCTCATTAAATTCCGTTACGCTCAATAAATGCCGTTACGACCTGCTAAAACGAGTTTTTGTCCGGTGTGTATAGTAAAACTGTCCATACAGTTTGGGTGCAAAAAGGGTGCATTGCACCCCTTTAAGCGTTTGCACGTTAAGGAGAACGGCATGAATATTGCGGTCAAAAGACATGGAACTTTCTGGCAAGCTCGTGTACGTTTCCGTGGAGCTGATGGAACTATTCAAGAAAAAAGTAAATCTCTCGGAATTCCCTGTGCGGCTGGAAGAGGCAAAAAAGTTGCTCGAGCAGCTGCTGAGAAATGGGTTCATGATGCAGGGTTCGTTGAGGTCGTTGAACAGAATCAAGCGACAAGGCTCGACTGTTCGGCATATACGTATTGTCTTAATTACTTTAAGAGCCTTGTGGCCACACAACAGATTGAACGTCGTACTTATACGTCTTATAAGAATAACGTTCGATATATTGATTTGTTTTTTGGAGAAAAGCGACTACAAGAGATTACTGTCACGGATGTCGAATTGTATGTGTCTTGGCTTTATGATTCTGGCTATGCAGCTAATACGGTTAAGAAGGCTTTTAACTCATTCCGTGCTTGCACACGTCATGCTGTGGCAATTAGAGATCTGCAATACGATCCGTGTGCGGCGATTAAAGCGCCAAAGGGTTATCTTGCTCCGCCAAATCCACTAAACGAACCTTCGCGTAAGAAGCTCCAAGTTATGCTTTCTGCGCTTGAGCTTTCTCCGATGGTGCTTGCGACATACCTGGCATATTACACAGGCATGAGACGCGAAGAGTGTTGTGGACTTCAATGGAAGGACGTGAAGCTTAAAGTTGAAGATGTCACAGCACATCTCTGTCGAGCCATTTCATACGATGGCGGCAAAACCTATATCAAAGGCTTAAAGAATGGTAAAGACAGAACGGTGCCTATTCCAGCTCCGCTTGTGGACATTCTTAAGCAGTGGCGTTCTAAATACATTGAGGACTGTATGTTGATGGGAATTGCTTTCTCGGAAGAAATGTATGTCCTTGGGGACTTCTCTGGCGAGTATCTTAGGCCAGAGCGAGTGACAGCATGGTGGAAGAGCCACTCCGAAGAGTGGGGTCTTCTCGGAACGCAGGGGAGAAGACCAGTCTTTCATGATCTAAGGCATACCTATGCGACGATTGCAGTCAGAACAATGGATATTAAGAGCGCACAAGACATTCTTGGCCACAGCGATATTAACATGACAATGCGCTATGCAGATACAGACCTAGAGCAGATTCAAAAAGCAGGAAAAATCATTGGAGAAGCTCTTAACGACGCTCACAAAGACGGCGCAGAAGTACTACAACTTAGGCGAGCGATATAAAAAGAGGAGCTTATTGCTCCTCTTTTTTACTCCAACGTTTTGAAATTACTTCGTATGTTATTCCAATTCGTTTTATTGTCATACAAGTTACAAGAACAAGATTTAATGAAAAGGCAATTGCTAAACCTGCAAATAGATTTCCTATCAATGTGCTGTATGTTGCTACAAGTGGTTTTACAACTATAAATGCCGCTGAAGTAAAACCTGCGACGACAGCCCAAAGAGTACAATAAAAAATCTCATCGATTACTCTTAGTTCATTTCCTTCATGCTTAATGTCTTTCTGAGAGATTAGTTGCATCCTAAGCTGGTAAATCATAACAACAACGGCAAAAATTAACGAAGAGGTAATTGATACCCATGTCAGAAGTCCCTGGAGAGCTTCATCGAGAGAGTCATGGAATTTATCTGTATTGACGGTAATTACAACGGCAATGATAAGCGGTGTAATAATCTGACAAAAAACGTCAAATTTAGATATCTCCTTTTCGTCACCTTGGTGGAGTGATGCAATATAGTTTTTGACCACATAACATAAACTAATTTTGCTCATTTCTCCTCCTTATGTCGAACATTCGTTCTTTGTTGTTATTATTCTACAATATTGAGCGTCCTAATCTGTTTGAGATGTCTTCTACCTTTTCTGTACATCTTTTAACAAATTCATTATCGCTTAAAGGTTTATCTCCATTGCAGTTCAATAGCTCAACGATTCTCATATCAAAATCATCATTCAGTTTAAATTTCTTTATTCGTCCAACTTTATTTTTCATTTGAACTTCGACAACAGCGTCATTGTTGTCAAAAATACTCTTTTCATATCCGACTAAGGTTTTTCTTCTCGCGTCTTTAGATCTAATTGCATCGAGTATCTTCGTTGGAAATGATCTGTTCTTTTTATGCCCATACGTTAACATGACATAGTCGCTTTCTTTAATTAGACTGTCAGATATGTCATTTTGTTTGATGTAGTATTTGATAGAAATTTGCTCAACAGATTTAAATGTGTCTTCTGCTTCTTTTTCTGTAACCGCTTCATATTTCATAGTTACGTGTGGCGCGGCTTGTCTTAGGTAGTTCGCAAATTCTCGTGGAACAATGGTATTCCCAGCAGATGATAAAGCATGTTCAACACAAAGAATCGCATATGTATCCCCTGTATTTTCAACGGATAAATAAACGCGAGTCCCGACTAATGCAGCTTGTTCGGCATTAATATTGCCAACATTTTTATTAGTAGATGGCTCATAGATAACACGATCTTCACCGGCTAGACCAGATTCAATTGATGCGAGAATACTTTTTTCTGAGATGGTATCAATCTTGTGAAATCTTAGAATTTTGACGTTTTCATTTTCTAATTTTGGGATGACCCTAGAATTGAGAAATTTTGAGAAGTGTGTAAGTATGCTTTCTCCATCTAAATCATATATGCTACACGCATCATCAGGATGTCTTCTTTTATTAAACATAAATTTGTAAACAACAAGAGTTCTTTCAGCATAAACAACCATCTCTCAAACCCTTTCACAATTCCTTCAAGCTTTTATAAATCGGACTTACTTTTTATTCATTGCTACCACTAAGAGGAAACGTACGCTTTAAGAAACAAACAATCAGCAATAAAGCGACATCTTAGCTTTGTTTTAACATTTCGAGTATTTGTTGCTCACTTATAATTTGGATGCCAGTTCGGTCGGCATACTTCCTAGCTGTTTTAATTTTTGTGGTTTCGTCTCCAGAGCAATCAATCAAATAATTAGTTTTGAGAGTTACTCTTTCGCTCAAGGTTGCTCCATTTGTAATTAGCATTTTTAGAAAATCGCTTTTAGGCATACAGCACGGAACACCTGTCAAGCAAAAGACGGTTCCAGAAAGCTTTGTGCTTTCAGTGTTTTTATCGGTGTATTTCTCAATGCATTTTACGTTTTCCGTTGTTGCTATAGAAATTTCTCTCATCTTTTCGTAGATGCCATAAGTCATATAACAGTCCGCAAGAGCCCTGTGAGCTTTGCCATGTTGTTTAACGTTAAGTCTTTTGGCAATATTTATCAGTTTGTACGGTGGCTCTAAGATTTGTCTAGCAAATTTGTATGTGTCATACCAAACATAATCGCATAAAAAGTCGCGTCTAAAGAAATTCTCCTCGAGAACAATCGCATCATATCTAAGAGAGTTATGACCGATTAGGGGTAATCCTTTAACAAACTCATCAAATTGTGGAATAACTCTATCGAGTGTTGGTGCGTTCTTTACCATGTAATTAGTGATGTGGTTGATTGCAGTTGCGTTAGACGGTATCTCTCTTGGAGGATGAATAAGCGAGCTGAATTCCTCAGTAACTTTCCCGTTTATTACTTTAAGAGCGGCAATTTCAATGATTTCGCAGTAATGGACATCTAACCCCGTTGTTTCAAGATCTACTACTACATATGATTCAGGATATTTTGAGACATCAAAATCTGCCCAGCGCGTTCTTTTTAAAGGAACATTACTTGGTTTATTTTTAACTTTTGATGCTTGAGGAGATACAGGTAATGGGATATTTTGTGCACCAGCAGGAGGTGTTGGGTAAAAACCATTTGTCGAATTTTGTTTTTTATTGCGCCGCTTTTTGAAAAGTAGGAACACAACTACGAGAAACACTAGATACCAGAAAGCCATACATTCTCCTAAATGGTCTACCGCTAACTCTCGTAATGACTAGTTTTACTTGAATAAATCAAAGATACTAAATGTAAGTTTGTTATAAGCCTTGTTGTAAAGAGCTTTCTTAGGGTCTTTGAAAATGCCTGTCCCTTTCTTCCCATATCCAGGAATAATGGCTTTCTTAATACTTCTTTTTAGCTTTCCTGTTGTGCGAGCTGATATAGAGCGCTTAAGACTTGGCTTTCGCATTCCGAACTTCATGTTCTTTACCCTTTCACAATTCCTTCAAGCTTTTATAAATCGGACTCAATTTTTGTCCGGTGTTGCCACTAGAGTAGAACGCATGTTCTTTGAGAACTGAACAATTACTGAGCACCATTACGCATAATATCCACTGCTTCTTGTATCTTTTTAGTTGCTGCGGTGTATGCTTCCTCTTTTGCTTTTATTGAATCATTGGTTTCCCATCCTGTGAGCTCATCAATAGAGCAGTCAAGTGCTTTACATACGCGTAGGGCGTCACCAAGCGTTATTTCCGTTGTGCCACGTTCCCAATTGCCAACTATTTTTTGTGTTGAACCAATTAGATCTGCTAGCTGACCTATTGTTAAACCCTTTGACTTTCTAATAGAGCGTAGCTGCAAATTGTAAGCGGACATTAGAATTACCTCCTTTAACTGGAGATATTACACTATTTCATAAAAAAATCCAAATATTGGAAAAAACTTCTTGACTATCCAAATTTTGTCTTTACACTATAAATTGTCCAAATTGAGGACATTATGAACTTTGAAAACCAGATAGTGGTAATTCCACATAGTTTCTATTTATTTTTTGTAAGAAAGGAGATATATGACGGTCATCAAACTTGCTGAAAATATTAGAGTTTGCCGCGCACGCAAACGTTTGACTCAAAAAGACCTTGCAGATCGTGCAGGCGTTGCTGTTGCGACCATTGGCAAACTAGAAAGGGGCATTCAATCTGAAGAGGAAACTGAGCTTCGTACTGTCATTAAACTTGCCACGGCTTTAGATATTAGTCCTAACAAGTTAGTTGGTTGGTAGATTATGCCAATTCCTCAAAATACTGGCTCAGCTTGGTCATACCATTGGGAGCCTAAAGCCGCGCATAAGCTCGAACCAGAAAAGGCTAAACCGCCTCACACAACAATATCGCGTATTAAGAAAGCATCACTTATAAAGAGTTGTTTTAATGATGCTTATTACGCCAGGGAAGACAGCGGAAATCTTTGGTTTCTTGGTAGTTTTGAAACGGATAAAGAAGCAAATGAAGCCTTAAAAAGGTGGGCAAAATGTCATTAGAAAAAGTAGCTGCTTTTTGTAAGGATCTTAAATCATCCATTAGAAAACATCCTTCACTTATTGTTTCGTTGGTTGCATCTATTTTATCTTTTCTGTTTTCAATTTATTGTATTTTTTACGGTTCCAAAGAACTCAGCAAAATAGCCCTTATTACAGCGTTATGTGCTTCTACTGGCGGACTTTGTTGTTTTTTGCTCTTTGGTCGTCCGCTTTACTAATTCATTCAACATAAAAGTGCCCTCCTCACGCGGCAACGTGGGAGAGCGTGTCCAAAAACAGTAGAAAGGCTGATTAAATGGACAATACAAGTATACAGGTTTTTAGTTCGCAACAATTCGGCGAGCTAAGAGCCTTTAAAGGATCTGATGGGGAGCCTTGGTTTGTCGCTAGAGACGTGTGCGAAATTCTTGGAGTCGGAAACAGTAGACAGGCTCTAAGCCGTCTTGATGATGACGAAAAGAATACCGTCATTTTAAATGACGGTAATAGAGGGAACCCAAATGTATCAATTGTTAATGAGGCTGGTTTCTACAGTCTTGTACTTTCTTCTCGTAAGCCAGAAGCTCGAGAGTTTAAGCGTTGGGTCACTCATGAAGTACTTCCATCAATTCGACGTTCCGGTGGCTACATTGCCACAGATGGTTCTGAAAGCAATGAAGACCTTCTCGCTCGTGCGGTCCTAGTTGCAAACGAGGCTATTCAGCGCAAAGACGTTCAACTTAAAGAGCAGCAACGTCAGCTCTACGAGAAGGATACGACTATTATCGAGCAGGGTGTCAAGCTTGATGAGCTCGCTCCAAAAGCTGGCGTGTATGACACAGTTATTAATGTCAAAGGCACGATGACGATTACAGATGCTGCTCGCTATCTTTCGCAGTATGACCCTCATATGAACCGTAAACGTCTTTTTGCCCTTCTCCGCGCTGATGGTTTGATTTGCCGTGTTGGCAAAGCTCCAACAAAGAAGGGAATTGAGACGGGAAGATTCGTACAGATCATGAGTACCCGCCGAGATGGTAAGTCTAATGAGCCTTATGCCAGGATGACACAAAAAGGCTTTGACTGGTGCGTTACCGCTTACTGTACAGCTCCACTCATTAATTAGCTCTTATGGAGAGCTTGCGAAACACCGAGCTTATAACCGTTGAACAGGCTTCTCAACTTTTAGGCATACCCGTTTCCACGATGCGCAAGATGTGCGCAAGAGGGGAGGTGTATGCCAAGAAAGCCGGAAAACGATGGCTCATCAACAGACGGATTCTCTTAAGCCTTTACGGCTTACAATCTAAGGAATAACCCATGAAAAAAAGAATAATTCTTGTGGCTTTGTTGCCCTTGCTTGTCTATTTCACAGCGGACTGCTTGGGCATTTTTGAGCCACATAACGTGGCATATTTAATGGCTTTTAGATATGCCATAGCTGCGTATGGACTTGTTGGAGCTTTAGCCGCATGGCTCAAAGACAAAGAGAAAGAGGTGTGTGATGCTAACTAAACAGGAGCGCAAAACAATCGCCGAGAGGATAGAAAATACCAGTGTATTCGACAGCCATGAACTCTATCGAGTGGTAACAGGGGTAACAATTCCAAACGACCCAATAACCCTTGGTGATATCCATGATATCGCTCGTATTATTCTCGACCTATGCGATACATTTAATATGGTTGAACTACCGATGGATAAAGACGGTGAGGTTATCAAAGTAGGGGATACGCTGTATTATGGTCGCAGTGTATATAAAGTGAAAAAAATTATACATAATGGCAACGAATGGGAAATTCAATTTTTTGACGAGAGATTATGTATCTCAGTTTATGCTAACCCCGATGACCTCACTCACAAAAAGCCAGTAACAATCGCGTCACTTAATGAACAACTTAGACATGTTCTAGATAAAGGCCACATGTCGGCTTGGTCAATGGCTGAACTTTTCGACATCGCCGACAAGCTAGAAAAGCTGGGTGATAGCGATGACTAGCCGTGAAGAGCGCGAAGAGGTAGCGAAGAAGCTGCGCCACCTTACTCCCAGCAAGTGTGTACACCCCAATTATACATCGTGGTATACAGACATTTGCGCAGCTATAGGCGGGAAAAAGATTCCTGGTTAGGTATTTCGGCTCTCGCTGAGCGGTTAGCAGACCTCATCGACCCTACATGTAAGTATTTACCAATTACATGCGCCACATGGTTTGACGATAACGACGAAGAACACGAGGACACAAGTTTAGAAGCTTTGGGAAACTCTGAAAATGCGTACTGCTCTTTTTGCGGCTATGAAATGATGACGTGAGAAGAAGGCTGGTTTGACTATGAGCGCAAGGAGCACGGCAACCGCTTAATACCTCTTTTTAACTACTGTCCAGATTGCGGTGCAAGGGTGGTGCGTGATGTCTAATACATGGAGCTATCGCATTCCCGTTGTGACCGAGCGCAAGCCAACCGCCGATGAACTGTACTTGCGAGCTCTAGAGCTACGGGCTGATTACATCGTCAAAGCAGCTCAAGTAGGAACATTAAGAACAGATAACGGTCCTCTTGTTGAAGAGATAGAAAGAGCCATAAGGCATTACAAGAAGCTCGCATGGAAGGATCAGCAATGAAAGAAAGAGAATACGTTGGTGGTACTGACGGTGTCAGTAAGCTTTGGTTCACAAACGAACCAATCGTGAGATGTCGAGATTGTAAGTACATGGAGACAGTCGATTTAAGTTCTCATTTTGATGGAGACCATAAGCACGATCAGCAGCAATGCAATCGTATTCGTAGTCTCGACTGCTTTTTTATGCCGGTCGAATTAGACGGCTTTTGCGCGTGGGGCGAGAGGAGAGAGGATCATGATTGAAATTAATCCACAGCATGAGGTGAAAGCACGCAAGCCGCACCACTGCTCGTGGTGTGACAAGGAGATACATCCAGGCGAGAAATACATAACCTCTACGCTCAAGGTTGATTATGTTTACGAGTGGCGCGAGTGTAGTAGGTGCAAGCCTTACGTAGACGAGATGCTTAATGACAAAGTGTGGGGCGATTACGACCCTGATTACGGTATAGACCAGCAGACATTTTTGGATTTCATGGCCGAAAAGCACGGTGATGTATTGCATAAGTGGCAACTCGCGGACGAGAAAGAGCGAGCAGCGAAAGCGGCAAAAAACAGATGACTATATCAATAATCAAACGTTCGCATTGGCAATGTAAAAGAAGGAGTAGTAGTGGACAGTGTAGATACAGCTAATGACCTTATTGAACGCTATGCTCAGTTGGCATTTCTGAGTAATGGTGAATTCCTCGGTACTGACATTAGAGATAAGCGAGTGTACTTATCCGGACCAATTACAGGCGAAAAGAATTATAAAGGTTTGTTCTTTTTTGCTGCAGATCTTGTCGAATTTGGTGGTGCTGCGAAGATTTATAGCCCCGCTGTACGGATTCCAGCAAGATTTAGCTGGGAACAGGCAATGAAGCACTGCTTGTCAGAAATTACTGGCTATGACACGGTGGTAATGTTGCCTGAGTGGAAAATCTCCGATGGAGCGCGACTTGAACATGATGTTGCACTTGCCTGTGGAATACACATTGTTGATTTTAGTGAAAACAAGATTATATATGGCCTTTATAACTCGCTTAAAGAGACCCTTGAAAGACTCTTGTAAGCAACCTTGCTAATAGAGAGGAGGCTCATATGGGTGCTGTAGATATTGTTGTTCTAGTTTTCTGCATTCTCGCTGGTATAGCTTTTGTAATTAGCGATTAAATTCTTATTTATTTTTTAATTCCCTATTTTTTACAACCAAATAGAAAGGCTTTAACCATGAAGAAGATTCTTCAATGGCTGGTTGTTGCTGTATTTGCGTGCCTGGTCTTTATCCCAGGCATTGCACAAGCACAAACAACCTCAACGCCAGCAACAGGCGACTGGGACTATGCCATTAGCGCGATAACTGCCTTGTGTGGTGCGTTTACAGGTGGCTTTCTTGTCTATGTCGGCTTGGAGTTAGGTCGAAAGGAGCACTAATGATTACAGAAGCAGAAGACAGAGAACGTCTCGAGAAGATGACGCTCAAAGAGCTTAAGGCAGTTGCTAAGGAAGAAGGCATTTGCCTTGGATACGACGGTTCAAGAAAGGCTAATGCAGTTGGTTTGATGTTAGTCGAAGACTTCAAAGATGACGAAGGACTGCAAGGCGGTAAACAATGAACCGCTCTATAAAAGTTCGGCTGAATTCAAATGGAATTTGGTGCTGTCGACTCTACTTGGGAAGAAATCTCAATGGCAAAATTATTCAGCCTTATGCAAGCTTTCCCGCAGCAAAGACGCAGAAGGAAGCTGAAGAATTAGCCAGTATGTGGGCTTCACATATTACGTCTGACGGCAAAGTTAAAAGTACTCAGCTTACTGATTTGCTTCTTGAGTACGTGTCGATTAAGCGTAGGAATGGTGCGAGTCCAAACACCACAAGACAGCATGAAGGCTTCATCAGAAACCATATCAATGGAAGGATTGGTAAAGAGGATGTAAGAAGTATTACATCCTCTTTATTTACCTCATTTGAGCAGGATTTATTGAAGAAGGGGTTGTCTCGAAACAGTGTAATTAACCTGCATCAATTCTTGAGAGGTGCATACAATTACTTTGTTTCAGCTGGCATATGCGACTATAACCCGCTTATTAATGTGGCCAAGCCGTCCAGGGAAGTACATGAGGCAGTATCAATTGAAGAATTGGGTTTTGCTGGGATGAGCACCCTTATTAATTCCAGAATTACTACAGCCCTTCAAGAGAATGAGTTTAATTCTCGTGTTGTTTGCGCATTTGCTGCCTGGCTGTCCTTAGTAACTGGTATGCGCTGTGGTGAAGTCTGTGCTATTAGATACAGTGATGTAAACATGCTATATAAGCATATCCATGTATCCGGTACTGTTATTGAAGAATCTTACAGAAAGCCCTATAGGCGAGAGTCAACTAAGGGTAAGAGATCAAGAAACATAGCCATTACAGACTCGGACATCAGCTTTATTAGCGACTACATGAAGCTTCAGCAAGCTCATATTGGCTTTGTAGAGTCTTCTACACCTCTAATTAGTCTTGATGGCTCTTATATGCGTCCAACGAGTGTCTCGAGGTCATTTACACGCATGAGACGCACTCTCCAGCTGCCACAAAGAATCACGTTTCACTCACTCAGGCACACTCACGCGTCTTGGTGTTTGGCAAGCGGTGTTGACCTAAAGACCCTCTCAGAGCGTCTTGGCCACGCTGACCCAGCGACGACATTGAGAATCTATTCCCATTTGCTTCCTGGACGTGACAGGGGAGCGGCAGAAGCTTTTGGAGACGCTTTAAGGACCATTGAACAAAGAGAGCTCTAATCGCTCCATGTCTTAAACGCTTGTTGCAATTTGTTGCAATCAGCAATTTTTAATCAAGTTGAATTCTACAAAAAACGTTCATTCAACTTGTAATTTCTTTTTACCCCTTAGTGAGTGCTAGATAAGAAGTAATTATCAGACAATTAAGAGAAAGGCTAGATATTAGCATGGTAATCACTCAAGTTACGAAGGATCTACGCAGACTGCTTGACACACAAAATATTCCTTGGGATGACCTTTCAACAGATTCTATTGAGCGGACTCAGATTCTTTTAGAAGATGGAACATCCATTTGTTGTATGTGTGGCCATTACATACTGACTGGCGACGTTGAATATGGTTTAACACTAGGCTTCCCCTCAAAACTAGATGTTTCATTTATTAACTCTGTAGACGATTACGCGTTTATTACACCTAAAACGCCTGAGGAAGTGTTGGAGGTGCTTGGCAGGCATGGAACGAAGTAAGTACTGTCAAGAATTGTGTGACGCTTTAGAGCGTTATGGAAAGACCTGGACTGACAGAAGTAACGCTTGTGTCGAGCACATCTATTTTAAGTCTTGTGGTAACTGGGTTTCAGTTTTATATGGTGACGACATCAGGGGCTTTCCTCATAAGTTTCTTGTTTGGGAAATGTCTAATTATTCGTATTTACCTCGTGTAATGGATGTCGAGAAGATAATCGATAAGTATTTTTAGGAGTGTGTTATGTCAATTAACCACGTTAATATCTCCGGAAACCTTACAAGAGATCCGGAGCTCCGCTCTACTGCAGGAGGAACAGATATTCTTTCGTTTGGCGTAGCTGTCAACGACCGCCGCAGGAATCAACGAACAGGCGAGTGGGAGGATGTTCCCAACTTCATTGACTGCATTGTCTTTGGTCAACGTGCTGAAGCTCTTTCACGCTTTATTTCCAAGGGTGCAAAAGTTTCTATTGATGGAAAACTGCACTACAGCTCATGGGAAACTAAAAACGGTCAGAGACGTAGTAAATTAGAGGTTGTTGTAGAGGAGATTGAGTTTCTTTCAAGGTCTCAAACAGCTGTTGCCACAGCGCAGGGTCAACCCTCGTTTACTGCACCACAGGTACCAGAAGAAGATCTTTACGATTCAGACATTCCGTTCTAAAGACTAATTAAATTATTTATTAGTTAGGTAGAGCCTTCGCACAGGGGTCTTGGAATCATCTGAGACCCCTAAATTAAGAAAACTAGGCTAAAAATTATGTAGATTTTGTTGGTAGCGCTCATTAAATTCCGTTACGCTCGATACGCTCATTATGAGATTTTCAATGTGCTATACTTGCTTCGCTTTTCTATCGAAAAACGTAACGGTATAGCAAAAAGCCGCTTACGAATTGCCCGCTAAAGCAATTTCGTTAAGCAGTGGAGAAAGGCTTGCAAGCGTACCGGTTGCGCACCCTCCTATAAAAAATTAGAGATTATTCAGCTCAACAATACAATTATGTTTATAAGTTGTAGAAAACTTGTATACATAATGTTGAAAACTCTCTATCAAACCAGCTAAATCATATAATTTAAATAATTATTCTAACTAAACGTGTCTACGTTTGGAGAATTATGGATTACAGTGGTTTGACCGCGTCAGAGTTTTTTCATGGTGTAGCAGAAGCATCAAGAGAAAACACTAGAGCATTACAGCAAATTATGAGCCTTCAAGAGACAGAGGGGGCAAAAGCTCAGTCATATTCAGCTGGTGGGAGCAAGGGCTCAAATCAAGATACGATGGCAAGAGTTGATAAGAGAATTGATATGGAAGCGCTATTAGAAAAGAGAATGAATGACAATTATGACTATATCAATGATGCTTATACGCTGCTTTATGGAGTGAGTCAGCTTGGAGATGGTGGTATATGTCAATTAATGAGCAGCTCTATTTATGCTGACTTACTTCAATGGCGCTATCTTCAATGCCTAACGTGGAGTGATGTATCTGAGAGACTTCTTACTCCTGTAAGAACGCTTCAGCAGTTAGAACGTGAAGTATTTGAAACAATTGATGAGGAGAATTACATCGAAAAATTCTTGAAAAATAAATAATCTTTTTTGCCTTTTTGCTTGCAATATATAGATAGTAGTTATATACTATATACAACAAGAAAGGAGGTGAGAGATGGAAGAAAAGATATGGCAATTATTTCTCGCAATCTTCACAGCAGTAGCTACAGTCACAGTTGAAAAGATTGCAGAGAAACTAAAAAAGTCCCACCCCGACGAAGAGTAAGGACTTAAAGCCAAAGGGGATATCAGTTGCAGCTGGTATCTCCTAGGCTCTAATATTAGCATAAAGGAGCACAAAATGGAAAACGTATTACTCATATTAGTTACTGTTGCAGTAACGCACATTCTCTACAAGACCATTCGTAAGAAGGAAAGTCGATAATGGCTACTAGTGAAGCTCAAAAGCGGGCAAGTGCTAAGTATCGCAAAAATAACGTTAAGGCGATTATGTTTAACCTGTATCCAAGCGATAAAGACTTGTTAGAGTTTCTGGAATCAAAAAAGAACCGCTCGAGCTATATCAAAGAGTTAATTCGTAAAGATATGGAGAACTCGAGAAATTAAGTTCTGCGTACTCTTGCGCACTCTTGCGCGGTGTTTTGTGATATTATGTACAGTAGCGATTTACGCAACAAAGGAACTAATAAGCGTTCTGGTTATGAGCCAGGGCGCTTTTTTGTTAGGTAGGTGAGCAAATGAGTTACAACATCAGACGCTCATATGCTAGAGATCAGTTGCGAAAGCAGATGATTGCACGAGAAGAACCGTGTCACATTTGCGGTATGCCAATCGATTACTCGCTTCCAGCTGGTGACCCAATGAGCTTTGAGATGGACGAGGTTGTACCTGTCTCAAGGCTACCTCTTGAACAAAGACGAGCTGCCGCCTGTGACCCAGAAAACGTGAAAGCGGCGCATCGTATATGCAATCAGAAGCGCGGTAATCGAATGATGGACGAGCTTAAGGGTAATGCACTACCTATTGTGAGAACGCGTCTTTGGTAGGGGGGTATACCCTCCCACAGCCCCCAAAAGACTCCCCTTGGCATAGTCAGAATATAGCGAACCATCAAATTTTCCACAGTGAAATGAGCCTGAAAGGAGGTCTTGATGGCCAAGAAACTAGTCACTGTTTGCAGAAAAGGTAGTCGATATGACATCTACAAAGCACTACAGATATCTATGGCAAAGAAGTTAGATGATTGTGAATCTGGTCGTGATTTTGCGGCCATTGTAAAGACATTCGTTCAGGTGGTTGATGAAGTTGACGCAATGGAAAAAGAGAAGTTACTCGCAGTTAAGAAACCGAGCCCCGCTAAACGAGCCAGAAAAACGTATCTCAAAGAGGTCTCTTAATGCCAAGACGTAAAAAACGTGTTGGAAATCAAAATCCGACCTTTGAGCGTATTGGAAAATACGCTCATTCTGATGCAAAAGCATGCATAAATATGTTTTCGCATTATGATTTCAAACTCGATGATGCTCAAAAACACGAACTTGAGCTGTATATGGCTAAAGACGCTAAAGGTTCACCAGCGGCTGAAACTATTGGCGCAGCCAAGCCACGTCAAAACGGCAAATCGTTTGCTGCACGACTCTATGGTATTTGGTGTGCGGCCATCTGTGGAATGGATGTTGTCTACTCTGCTCATAATGCTGAGACAGTAGATGAATTCTTTGATATGATCGTGAACCTTTTTACGGATGAAGAGACATATCCAGATTTAGCGGAACTTCTTCTTAAGCCTTATAGACAACCTGGAAAACAGTACTTGCTCTTTGATTGCGGCCATTATAAAAGCGGTAAACGTGCAATCGGCAGACTGAAGTTCTCGACACGTACAACGTCAAAGGCACGCGGAGGCACATGCTCACTCATTATTATTGACGAGGCTCAGGAGCTTACAGACGCTCAACTGAATGCAATTTTGCCAACAGTCTCTGCATCTAAAGATGGTTCTCCTCAAGTCATATATATCGGAACGCCACCAGATACAACGTGCAGAGGAACAGTATTTAAGCGTATGCACGACACAGCTCACTCGGAGAGTCCTGGCGAGGCCTGGTGGCTTGAGTGGGCTGCAAAATCGGTTCCGAAAGAGGACACGAGTGATGAAGAAGTTCTCAACCTTGCGTATGAGACTAACCCAGCTCTTGGCTCTCGTATTACGGAAAGAGCGGTACTCAATGAATGGCATCAAATGACAAGAGAGGGATTTGCTCGTGAGCGTCTTGGCTGGTGGTCAACACTTGATACATCAGTTGAGTACATCGTTAATGCGAATGACTGGAATGAGTGCATAACAGAAGATCCTTATGACGATGGTCTTCTTGCTTTCGGAATCAAATATTCACTTGATGGAAAGAAAGTGGCTGTTTCTGCAGCTCTTAAACAGCAAGATAACCCAACGGCTTATGTTGAGCTCGTTGATATCGCAGACGCATACGGTGCTGGTCAAAATCTTGCTCAATGGATCAAGGAACGAGAGAGCCGTATTGCGTGTGTAGTTATTGATGGCCGCTCTGGTGCAACTCAGCTAGCTGAACGCTTGCAAGAGTTGCATTTCCCAAAGAAAGGAATTGTTCTTTGCGATACAAAACAAGCTGTAGCCGCAGCTTCAAGATTTGTTGACGAAGTTGGAGCACACAGCATCTGTCACGTCCCCTCTCCAGCACTGGACGAGTCTGTTACAGGCTCGTCCAGGCGTGTCATTGGAAATAACGGAGGCTTTGGGTTTGAAGATTCTCCAAAAGCGACGTGTACCGCTGCTGAATCTGCCGCCCTTGCGCTTTACGGTGTTAGGACCACTAAACGAAACCCAGCTAGAAAGCAGGTAGTCTGGTGACGATTGGAATTATTCCTGTTGCAACCGCAACGGCGGTTGGACTAAGAAAAGAAGATAGACAGATAATTTTAGATCTCTGTGCGGTTTATTCGAATACTCTTGCACGTAATCGTCTTCGTGATGGATATTACAAGATGCATACCAAGTTAAAACAGCTTGGTATTTCTGTACCGGATAGTTTAAGAAATCTTAAGCAAGCGATTTCATGGCCAGCAAAGGCAGTTGATACACTTGCAAATCGCTCACAGTTTGATGGTTTTACTTGTACAGATGAAGAGGTTTCCAAAGAACTTCAGACCATTGTTCGACAGAATTCTCTTAAGCGTTGTTATCGTAAGGCAGTTAAAGAGCAACTAAAAAGTTCATGTGCCTTTTTGACGGTCACTGCTGGAGATGTTGACGCTGGAGAACCTGCGGTTATCATTTCAGCGTATTCTGCAGTGTCCGCTGCTGCTCTTTGGGACGAACGACTGCATAGAATTCAAGCCGGCATCGTTGTAGTTGATCGTGATAATCGACCAAATCATAGAAACGCACCAACTTGGATTAATGTCTTTACCGATACTGACATTATTCGTATCCGTAGACCGCTTGATTCAACTCGTTGGGTTGCTGAGTATATCCCACACGGAATGGGTCGCTGCCTTATGGAGCCTTTGGTTTATGAGGCTACGCTTGACCGTCCATTTGGTAAGTCACGCATTACGCAAGCTGTTATGGATCTAACCGATGATGCTATGCGCTCGAGCGTACGTGCTGAAGTTGCAGCTGAGTTTATGACGGCACCTCAGAAGTATCTTGTTGGTGCTGACCCAGACGCTCTCAATAAGCTTTCAAAATGGGATGCCTATATTGGCTCGATTTTTGCGGTTTCAAAAGACGCTGACGGTGATACTCCAACATTTGGACAGTTGCAACAAGGTTCAATGCAGCCACATATTGACTATATGCGCTCACTTGCTGCTCGTTTTTCTGCTGAGACAAACGTTCCGATTTCCGAGCTCGGAATCATTTCTGATAATCCTAGTTCCGCTGAAGCTATTTATGTAGCAAAGGAACCTTTGGTTATTGATGCACAAAATCTCAATGCTGATAACGGGGATGCTCTTTGTAATGTTGCTCTTATGGCACTTGCAGTAAATAGAAACGTTTCGTTTGCAGAAGTGTTGACGATTGAGTCAGCAGTTACGGCAAAGTGGCACAATCCCGCAATGCCTTCTATTGTTTCCCAGGCTGACTCAATGCTTAAGATTGTCCAGGCGGCCCCTTGGATTGCTAACTCTGACATATTGCTTGAGGAGCTTGGTTTTACTGATGATCAGATACAGCGGCTTAAAAGTGATAGGGATAGAGCAACAGCTCAAGAACTTCTTAAGGCACGTTTCGCGGCAAAGGCTACAAAGACTCCAGTTGATAATCAAGAATTGCTGGACGGTGTAATTGATGCAGGTAAGCAAGGATAGAATTTCGCAATATAGAAAAGAGCTTGATTCAGCCGCAGATGATGCGGCTGAATTTATGTCTGACTATTATGATGCGCTGAGAGCTGCTAACCCAAATTCTTCGGTTGCAGAGCTTCGCAACATGGCTATTAAGTCAATCAAACAAGCTCTCAATGCGTTCTCGCCTCAAGCAGGAGAACTGGCAGGAGAGCTGTTTGATGAGATAGTCAAAGCAGAAGGCGTTAAGGCAAAGTTTCGCTATCAACAAACTATTGAGCGTGGTTTAGTTGAGAAAAAAGTTCACTACCTTGCGAAAGATTTAGTTGACGGTAACAACCAGAAGTTTATCGACGCCTGCACTGCACTTACTCGTTTTTATGTTAAGCGTGAAGCGAACATCAATATGCATAGAAGCGCACTTAGGTCAAAAATTTGGTGGGCGAGAGTTCCATCTGGTGCGGAAACCTGTGGTTTTTGCTTTATGCTTTCGACGCGTGGTTTTGATTATGAGTCTGAATTTAGCGCAGGCGGAGCTGGTCATAAGTTTCATCTGCATTGCGATTGCATAATCGTTCCAGGCACAAAGAAAACCACCATCGAAGGATATGATCCTGATGAGATGTACGCCCGCTGGGTTGAGTGTGCTAATACAGTCGGTCTTGAGCCTATTTGGAAAAATCGCTCAGCGATTATTGCTGAATGTGAGACAAGGGATTTTAGGTGGCTAAATAGTGGCACAAAGCCAGATATCCACTATATTGAGAATTATGGAGAGAAAAACGAGGTAGTTAGGGATTATAGATTTGCGCGGGAGAAGGTTTTACCTCGAGAATATATTACCGCTCAAAGAATGAGACAACTTGGTCTTACAGTTGATTTTTTCAAGGATCATTATTCAGTTGATTTGCCTAACGGGAGAACAATAACTATCGGTAGATGTGACATGACTGGCGGTTATGAACTAAAAGCTCCCAAGGAATCAGCTTCACCAAAAAATCTCATAGAAAATTCAATTGAAAACTCTATGGATAAGGAAGGCATAACCAGACTTATTATTGACGTAACGGACAATCACCAGGTAAGTTATGACGATGTCATAAAGGCTGGAATTGACTACTGTAAAGAACATTCCATAAAGTTTACCGTGTCTGTTCTTAGTGGCAAAAGACTAAGAAACGTCAACTAAAAATACCCGCGCAAATCCACATCAAGTAGAATCGGGCGGGTATCTCTACTAATTATTATACCCAATTTCGCTGATTTAAGCCACTTTTTAGTGGCTTTTTTCATATACGCAGCCGTTGCGGAAAAGCGGCATTTACCTCGTGGCAAGGGCAATGCCACTCGTACACATCCGAGCGGATGGAATCTGTTGAAAGGAAAAGTATGGATTTGAAGGAACCTGTAACCACTCAAGAACAGCTCGACAAGATCGTGAAAGACAGGCTAGAAAGAGAGCGTGAAAAAGTACGCTCTGAGTTCTCTGATTATGAGGATTTGAAAGCCAGGTCTTTGAAGCTTGATGAGCTCGAAAAGAATGGCTCCGAGGAGCTTAAAAAGGCACTCGCTGAGGTTGACAACCTTAAAGGTGAATTGCAGACACGCGATAAGAACGCTGAATTGCAGAAGATGCGCAAGCAAGTCGCTAAAGACACAGGGGTACCAGAGGACCTCATTCAAGGCGCAGATGAAGAGAGCATGAAGACGTTTGCAGAAGCGGTAGCAGCGTTCGCCAAAAAGCCTTCTGCTCCAATTATTCCTGAATCAGGCAAACACACACAAGTTGAAGAAACTTCAGCACAGAAATTTGGGCAATTTATGTCCGAAACATTTAACTAATTGAAAGGATTCAATATGGCAAACGGTATTTTAACTACTTCTGCAACGCTTCCAGGAGACCTCTCTTCAGAGATTTTTGCAAACGTCCAGGAGCAGTCTGCTGTTATGCAGCTTGCAACTCCAATTGAGCTTCCTGGACGAGGCATGACAGTTCCAGTTGTAACTGGTGACCCAGAGGCATCTTTTGTCAATGAGGGCGAAGAGATTAAAGTTTCTAATTCAACTCTCGCAGTTAAGGAAATGAAGCCTTATAAGCTCTCTGTTATTGAGCTCTTCTCTAACGAGTTCAAGGACAATTATGAGGCTATCTTCGCTGAGCTTCAGAACCGTCTTCCAGGTGCTATTGGTCGTAAAGTTGATTCCACTATCCTCTACGGCACTACTCCAGGCACTGGCTTTGACACGCTTGTAGACACTGATTCAGTAGATCTCTCTACTAAGGCTTACGACGGCTTTGTAGATGCTCTTGAGAAAGTAGCAACAGCCAATGGCGACCTTAACGGTTGGATTTTGTCCCCTAAGGCACGCACTCTGCTCCTTAAGGCAAAAGATAACCAACAGCGTCCTCTCTTTATTACTAACCCTGCTGTAGAGGGTAAGGACGGCGGTTCTTCTGTTCTCGCTATTCCATCTCTCTTCTCTCGTGCAGCATACCAGGCAAAGAACCAGGGTAAGACACCTGAGCTTGTCGGCGCTGGTGGAGATTGGACCGGTGCCCGCTTTGGTCTTGTCAAAGACATTACTGTTTCTCTTGCTGACCAGGCAACTATCAATGCTGGTGGTACTCAGATGAATCTCTATCAGCGTGATATGTTTGCTCTGAAGTGCACCTTTATGTTTGGCTTTGTCGTACGCGATAAGGCACAGTTTGTCCGTCTCGCTAACGGTACTGCTGCTTAATAGGAGGCTCATATGGCAGAGATACAAAGCTTTGCCACGAAGACAGACTATGAGGCTCGTTATGGGTCTGGTGTTCCAGAGAGGGTTGAGGTTCTTTTGCAAGACGCCTCAGCCCTCTTGCGTTCTAACTTCATTGCATACCATCAAACAGCCTACAAGTTAGGTCTAAACCCTCGCTTTGATGAGAATGCCTGTGCTGTTACTTGCGCTATTGTTGCACGAGCTATGAACGTTCCTTCTGGATTTGAAGGAGCCTCTCAGTACAGTCAACAGGCTGGAGTTTATCAGTCAACACTTACCTTTGCTAACCCAACAGCTGACCTCTACATTACTCGCTCAGAGCGTGCTCGACTTGGTCTAAGTGGTATCCGTATTGGTTCAATTCAGCCTATGGGTAAGCAGGAGCACGAGGTGGCAGATGGCTCTTATTAAAGGTATCCAAGTCAAGGTTATAAGAACTTCTGTAATTACCGATGATCATGGCAATGAGATTCCTAGTGTTGAAACTTATGAGCAGGTAAATAATGTGCTTCCTGCTCCTGTTTCAACCGCTGACCTCACAGAGAGCCGTCCGAACGGCGACAGAGTGGATATGTTGTTTCATTTCCCAAAGACCTATAAACGTAGTCTTAGAGGGGCATTTATCGAGTATAACGGGGTGCGTTTTTCAGTTATTGGAGACCCTCAACCTTATCTTGATAGCTTGACGCCTCTTGATTGGGATAGACCTGTTGAAGCGGTGGTTGTTGATGGCTAATGATTTTGTTGTTACCAATTTAAAACCATGTCTGCCTGGCATTCGTGAAGTATTGCATGAAGCTGGCGTTGCGGAGATGTGCCGTGAAGCGGCTCAGATTTGTGCAGCAAAATGTAATGCTTTGCTACCAGAAAAATACCTTAAGCATGGTGCCCGCTTTGACGCTAAATGGGTTAATCGTGAGTACACTGCAGCTGGTCTTGTGTACTGCTCTGGTTCTGAGAATGGCAAATGGGCAGGTCGAGCAAATGCAAAACTTAATATTCTCAAGAAAGGATGTAATGGATGAATTACGACGTCCTTTCTGAGCTTACTAAGTATATAAGTCAAAAGCTCAACATTCCCGCTTCAACAAGAGTCCCTGCTCGTGAGCCGAAAGAGTTTGTTACTGTTACACGAACCGGTGGAAGCGCGACTATTGGCTGGGATACGGCTAATCTCGCGGTGCAAGCTTGGAGTACCACGGATGCCACTGCTTATAAGCTTGCTTTGGTGATAAGACTTCTTTTGCTTGAGTGCTGGCAAGAGCTTGATAAGGTTATCAAGGTTGAGATTCAAAGTATTTACGACTTCCCAGACCCGGATTCAAAGAAATATCGATATCAATTAGACGTGTACGTGACTACACGTCTTTAGGAGGAATTATGGCTGATACAAATGCTATTTATAATTCAAATTACGTCGGCGCTGCAAAAGGTCGCCCTGGTGGCTATGCAGCTGTAGTTGACGCAAGTGTTGACATTAAGTCTCTTCTTGATGTCAAGAAAACCATTAAGGATTTGATTGCTGCTAACCCTGGCAAGATTAAGTCTTTAGGCTACATCTCAGAAGACGGCGTTGAGTTCTCTGTAGATCTCTCTGCAGATGATAAGAACGATTGGGCGGGAGATGTTATTAGCTCCTCAATTTCCAAGTATTCAGAGGCAGCAAAGGTTACATTCCTTGAGTCTGCTGAGACTGTTTTGAGGGTTATTTACGGCGATGACAACGTCAAGGTTGAGACAGACGGCTCTGTTACCGTTCGCCATAACGCACGTTTTACCGCTCCACGTATCTACATTTTTGACGCTGTCATCAATGAGACTACGGTTAAGCGCTCAATTATTCCTGTTGGTCGTATTTATGAGCGTGATTCAGTCAAGCAGACTAGCTCTGACTTCCTTGGCTACACTCCAACTATTAAGTGCATGCCAGCTGAAGTCTTTGACGGCGATACCTACCGTGATGTTTTCTATGACACTACAAAGGCTGCTGCAACTCCTGCAGCACCAAGTCCACAGCACTAATTAAGTCTTGAAAGGATTCAATATGGATGTGTCTAATATGTCTGCTGAACAGCTTAGAGAGTTGGCTGAACAAAAGGAAAAATCACGTGCAAATCTTGAGGCGAAGTATCTTGACTTTGTTCCTGGAAAAATAGAACGTGCTCCTTATGAACGTGTAATTGAATTTGAGGATGAAGAGTATGTCGTTGATATGCGTCGTACTAAGTCTCGTGAGTTTATGCGCCACATGGCTCGTGTTAGTGACGCAGAGCAAAATAGCCCAGAAGCACTTTCTCCTGTACTTGCTCTCTATGACTATCTTTTTGGTGGCGATTGTGACAACCATGTTGTTGATGTTGTAACTAAAAAGCTTGGTTACGATGACGCAGAAGAGATCTTGCGTATTGAGTCCGCTTTATTGGAAAAACTTGACGCAAAAAACTAGCGCCGCTTGCCCCCATTCTTTGTGATGACGAAAAGAGGGGCAAGCTAGAGGCTGATTTCCAACAGTACTATCAACTTACGGTACAGACGCTCATTGATTCTTATGAATTTGAGCGTCTGTATTTCTTAGTTATGAATCTTCCCAGAGGTTCAAGAACAGTCTGTGATACAGACCCAAGAAACGACTGGTCTAATAGCGATTATTTACTTGCTTTAGCAGTCGACAATCTCTCGTATCTAAGGTATGAGCAAGCTGGTGGCAAAGGAAGAAAGCCTGACGCAGTTAAGCGTCCAGAACCTAAGACAGAAATACATAAAAAGCACCTCAACGTTTCTGAAAAGCGTGTTGAGGAGCTTCTATTTAATTCACGTTAGGGGGTGAGAAATGGCTGGGACAGTTGTAAGAGGCTCTGTTCTTCTTACTCCTAAGTTCGACAACCTCGGAGCTAACGTAAAGCGTGCTTTAGGTAGTGGCTATAAGTCTGCAGTATCTGTGCATACAAATGCTGGACGGCAAGCGGCACAAAACTATGCAGGCGGCTTTGGCGGCGCAACTGGGGCCATTATGGGAGTCGTTTCGAGTATTACTACACGCGCACTAGATGCTATTTCTGGCTCAATTGCATCAGCAGTAAATCGTGTAGATACGATTGCAAACTTTCCAAAAATTATGTCATCTATTGGCTACTCAGCTGATGATGCGCGAGCAACTATTCAGCGTCTTTCAGACGGTATTGACGGACTTCCGACATCTCTCGACGCCATTGTTGGCTCTGTACAGAAGATTGCTCCTGTTTCTGGGTCTCTTTCTACAGCAACAGATGTTGCTTTGGCATTTAACAACGCTCTTTTGGCTGGTGGCAAGAGTCAAGAGGTAATGAATTCTGCTTTTGAGCAGTATTCTCAAATGCTTTCAACTGGCAGAGTTGACATGCAGTCATGGAAGATCCTCGCGCAAGCTATGCCAGGACAGCTGAATCAAATTGCTAAAGCTCTATTAGGCGCTAATGCAAATCAAGCAGACCTCTACAAGGCTATGCAAAGCGGCACAATTACATTTGACCAATTCAACGCTGCAATTGTAAGTCTTAACAATGAGGGTCTTCCTGGGTATGCCTCATTTGCGGAACAAGCAAAGATTTCAACAGAATCAATTGGCACTGCCTGGACAAATGTACAGAACCGCATTAATAAGGCAGTTGCAAAAATCATTGATCACATTGGTCAAGCTAACATTGCCGGTGCAATTAACAACTTTTCAAGTAGTTTTTCTGGCATCGCTGATACGATAATTACCTATCTTGACCCTGTCATTTCCACTGTTGGTTCGTTTATGAATCAGCTTCAAAATAACGGGGCAATCACATCGTTTGGCAATGCTTTAAATGCTCTAAAAAACGTATTTGATGGCACTATCGGACTTATTGGCGACCTTATAACAACGTTTACTGGTCTCGATAACTCAGAGAATGCTTCACGTAGCGCAGCAGATTTGCTTAAGTCCGCTGTTGATGGTGTTAAATCTGCCATAGAGTTTGCACGAGATGCAGTTCAAGGCTTAAGAGACAATCTTACGGTTGTGGCGCCTGTCATCGTTGCTGTAGCCACCGCCTTGATTGCTTATGAGACGATTAAAGCGGTACGCTCAATAGCAGATGACTTTGGACTTTTAAAAAGTGCTGCTTCACTTGCCTTTGATGCTATCAAGGGCGGAGAAGGCGTCCTATCAACGCTTTCTATTTTTGGTGAACTTGCCGGCGAAGGCGGAGTACTTGCAAGTATCTTCGGAACGATTTCAACAGCTATTAGCGGTGTTGGAGCAAGTCTTCTTGCGCTCATAGGATCTATCCCTGTTATTGGTTGGATTGTTATTGCAATTACCGCGGTTGTTGCGGTTGTAACGTGGCTCTGGAATACAAATGAGGACTTCAGAAACGCTGTAATCAACATCTGGAACGCTATTAGTAGTGCTGTTAGTAGTGCTGTAGGCGCTATTGGAGAGTTCCTAGGTGGTGTTCTAGGCGGCATTGTTGAGGGAGCTAAGGCTGTTTGGAGTGGCCTTTCTGACGCTGTTATGAGCGCCTGGGATGGCATAGTTACTTTCTTTACTGTTGACCTGCCAAATACGTTTAACCAGTTTGTATCATTTTTATCTGGTATTCCTGCTGCAATCGGAGCATTTTTTGAGGCATTGCCAGGACGTATTTTGTACGGTTTGACGTTTGCAATTGTTTTCGTTGTTGCGTTTTTTGCGAGTGTCGGCGCCAAGATTAGCGAATTTGGATCAACTGTTATTCAGCGGCTTATTTCATTCTTTACCATTGATATTCCAAACGCAATTTTAAGCTTTGTACAATCTGTTACAACGTTCTTTACGGTCGATGTACCTAATGCCTTTAATCAATTTGTGGTGTTTGTGCAAGAGTTACCTGGAAGAATTCAAGAAGCACTTGCTGAAATGCTCGTTAATGTTGTCTTATGGGCATTCGACGTGTATACACAAGCTTGTGAGGCTGGCTCTAATTTCTTAAGTGGTGTTAGTCAATTCTTCTCGCAACTACCAGGTCAGATTTGGTCGTGGCTTATGGGAGCTATAGCGTCTGTTTCAAGCTTTGTCTCAAATATTGCTTCACAGGCGGTATCAGCTGGTAATGGCTTTTTAAATGGAATCTCTAGTGGCTTTAATTCAGCAATAAGCTTTATTAGTAGTATTCCAGGACAAATTACTAGCTTTTTTGCTGGCTGTGGAAGCTGGCTTATTAACTCTGGTCGTGCACTTCTAGATGGTTTTGCACAAGGTATTAGAAACGCTGTAAGTACTGTTACAAATGCTGCGTCCGATGCACTTGGTGCTGTTCGTAAGCTTTTTCCATTCTCGCCTGCGAAGAAGGGACCATTCTCAGGTCATGGCTACACGACATATTCTGGTCGTGCTCTTATGCGTGACTTCGCAAAGGGAATCAAGGGAAGTTCATCGCTTGCTGAAACAGAGGCAATGAGCGCACTGTCAAGTGTGCATGACGTCTTTAACAACGCTCGTCCTTTGAGTTTCTCAGCAGTTGCTGACGCTAATGCAAACGGTATTTACCGTGCGGCTTTTGAGCTTGACTCAAGGCAGCAGCGCGCTAATGCAACAACGCTTGCAGACATCTATGACTTTATGCGCAACGGTGAGCTTGGACAGGTTATTGATGAGAACTCCAACAACATCGGTGACCGAGACTTTGCGAGAGCGGTTCAAAAGGCGGTGAGAACAAATGCATAAGCTGAAATACGTTTCTTCCCGCGGTAATATCTTTGAGCTTGATGTGCCAGAAGCCTCAATTGGTACTGGCACATCTCTTCGAGGTTATAAACCTGGTTACACACTAGGGACGCGTTCTGTCTCTGGCATTTCGTCAAATGCTCAAGAAGTTCCGTTAGACCTCTTTGTAGAGGGTTTTGAGCTAGCAGAAAAAATGTCTCAAGAGTTTGAGTTTGACTTCAATAAACAGCAACCTGGTGAGCTTGTATTCAACAATGAATGGCGGCAAAGAGCTTATATTGCTAAGAGTGATGTTCAATCAGTCTTTCATGATCAAGCAAGCGTTGCTCTAACCGCTATATTGCTCGATGGAGCCTGGCATAAAAGCCATGTAAAAAGTTTTGACATTGTGCGAGATGAGGCTCAAAGCGACTGGCTCAATCTGCCGACAAATGCACCCTACAATTTAGGTATTACGAGACCTCCTAAGCAACTTGAGATACAAGCATTCTCAGAGTGTCCCGTCAAGTTGGTTATCTATGGTGCAGCACTTCAGCCACGTATTGTGATTGGTGATAATACCTATTCATTTACGCTTACTGTTCCTGCTGGAGGCCGTCTTGTCGTTGACGGAACAAAAGCGAGAAAAGCAATCACGCTTGTAACCGAAACGGGAGATGTCTCAGACCGTTTTGATGTAGGAAATCGTGGAAGTGGTAAAGGTAGCGGTAATTATTGCTTTGAGCCACTTAAAACTGGCTATCAAAACATCTCGTGGGACGGTACTTTTGGCTTTGATATTGAGTGGTGGGAAACAAGAGGAGGTCTTCCATGGAACTCCTAACCGTTTCTCAACCAGACGGCACAGATATTGGCGGTACGGAAGACTATGTACTTGATTTGTCGTTTGGTGATACAGGAAACACGCTTGAAGTGTTTGCTCCATCAATGCCGATTAAAGACGGTTGTTTGGTGTCTATTGACGGCACTGAATATGGCGGCATTATCGATACTGCTTCTGATTCTTTAGATGGTGGTATTGCAACGACTACTTGGAGCGGGCGTACCTGGCACGGTATGCTCGCTTCTAAGATTTTGGTACCGAGCACTGACTACATCAATATCTCAGATAAAGCACAAATGGCTATTGAGAGTATTATTACTTCAGCAGATCTAGCAACAGTATTTGAAGCTAAATCTGGTCAGTCAGAGGCAATTATTAAGTGCCAACTGCCTCGTTTTTGTGACGCTTACACAGCACTAAGACATCTTGCGAGTGCCGCTGGCTCACGTCTTAGAGTTCAACGTACAGACGGCAAGACGCTCATTTGGTTAGAGCCTTTTACAGACAATAGGCTCGATTCTGACGCTCTAGATTACAAATCTAAGACGGCATACCATCCTGTAAACCACTTAGTGTGTGCTGGTAAAGGTGAGCTTGCAAATCGTACGGTAATTCATCTTTATGCTGACAAAGATGGTCGCATTTCAAAGACACAAAGTTTGTTTGGCCAAGATGAAGTATCAATGCTCTATAGCTATAACAATATTGAAGATGACGAACTTGAGAAAGAGGGAACGAAGAAGCTTAAAGAGCTGCAAGATCAATCATCTATTGATGTGACTGTTCATGATGGACTGAATCTCTTTATTGATGATGTAGTCGTTGCTGAAAATCAAGATACGGGAAGGCGAACACAAGCAACCATTGGTAAAAAGATTGTCAAGGCTGCAAGTGGAGTTTTAAGTGTTAGTTATGAGGTAACCGCTCCAAATCAAACAAACGGCTCTCAAGGCGTTTCTTTTGAATCTTCTGGCGTTTCACAAAGCGGCGGTACTACTTATGTTGCTGGCTCTGGCATTCGCATTGTTGGCAATCGCATTTCGGCGGTTATGTCCGATGAGAAAATTGTCGATATGGAAGCGCATATTGCAGCTGCTCAAACTGCTGCAGTCACCGCTCAAGGTGAGGCTCACGAGGCACGAGCAATTGGCAATGATGCTCTTACTTCTGCTAATTCGAGCGTTAAATACGTTACTTCTACTAGTCCAATTGTGGTGTCTAAGACAGGATCTAATGTTTCGCTAAGTCTACAGGGCTCTGGCGCTAAGGCTGGCTCATATGGTTTATCTGAATCAATTATGGCTGGCAATAACGCTAATTTTGCAATTCCATATTTTACTGTCGATGAATTTGGGCGCATTACCTCGATTTCTCAATCAGTGGTGACACTTCAAATTAGTGGTGGCGGAGCAAATCAAGGTGGAGGATTCTTAGCGGCCCATCCAATCGGCTCAATCTACGAAACAACTAAATCATTTAATCCCTCGAGCCTTGGCGGTACATGGAAACGTTTGCCGTCACTTGACGGTTTTAAGTGGGAAAGGACGGCGTAATGGCTAAAGAACAAGGTGCTAGATATACCTGTGATAGATGCGGCAGATCTGAGTTTGTCATTCCAAGTAATACTTACTCAACCTCTCAATGGCATGACATTAAGAGGCAATCACAGCGAGGAGAGGAAAGCCGTACGTATTGTGATACGTGCTACAAAGCTTATTTAGAGCTCCTTGCAAAGCATGATGCCTCATTCAAAGAGTTTGAAAGCAAGGTGAATTAGGATGGCAGTTACATGTGTTGATGGTCAAGGTACAGCACCTCACATTACTGGCGCAGATAAAGGACGTTTGCACGCTGGTGTTTTTGGTGAGAAGAGTGTCGTTCTTGCGGTTGGTAAGCGCTTAGAAGCAACACAAGAAGGCGCCAACCGAGTAACTATTGCGACAGGTGATGCCATTATTCATGGAAGACAGGTAAGTGTAACTGCTCCAGAGCAAATCACGATTACTTCAGGTACACAAGGACAGAATCGCAACGACTTTATATGTCTTAAGTATGAACGTGACTCACATGGTATTGAGTCCGCAAAATTTGAAGTGTTGCGAGGTATTCCAACAACAGGTGAAGCCAAAGACCCGCTTGTACCCGCTGGAAATGTTTTAAGTGGTGACGCTCAAGATTACTTTCCAATCTACCGAGTAAAGCTAAATGGTGTTGTAGCGTCTAAGCCAGAACAGCTTTTTATAGTTGCTGACACGCTTTATCAAGAGAATAGCGATCTTAAGCATTGGACTACTCTGCAGGATGACGGAACGTGTCGTGTTCGTTACTGCATCCGCAGCGGAGTTATGTATCTCGATTGTTACCTTGTAGCGGGCATGGCTACATATAAAACCACGGAACAAATGCCAGACAATCTTTTACCTGCAATCGAGGGGTATTACCCTCTAGGCACACAGACAGGCAATAACACGGCAAAGATTTGGGTCGGTGCGGCTGGTGGCGGTGACGGTCATATTTACTTCTATAACTGGTCTAGCGGTTATGCGACTGGAATAATTCCACTTTTACCCAAGAGCATGGAGTAGAAGGTGACAGCATGAATCCACTAACATTCGAGCAAATAATCGCTATTGTCTCATTTCTTGGAATGATGGTTTCGCTCATCAATGGTGCACGTGCAATGACCAGAGCAAGCAACGAAGACGCTATGCGACTTGTGCGCATTGAAGAAGGCATCAAGCAGCTCAAGGGGGACGCAGAAGACAACCAGAAAGCGTTCGCTGCGTACATGGCTCGCACCGATGAAGTTATTTCTAGTGTCAAAGATACGATCGCTCAACACGATACCCGTCTAGCCGTGGTTGAGGATGTGACCCGCACACAGGCGGGGAGACTGGAGCGCCTGGAAAAGGCGCATACCCATTAGGTAATTATTGGAAGTTAAAAATCGTTTAAGGAGAAAAGCAATGATTAACTGGAAAGTACGTCTACACAATCCCGCTTGGTGGTTGGGAATGGCAGGTATTGTTATGAGTCCAATCCTGGCATATCTTGGACTGGCTTATTCTGACTTGACTACATGGGGCAGTCTTGCTGATGTGTTCGTGAAATTCATCAGCAACCCTTATCTCATCGGTACTGTGGTCGTGGCTGTCTTGGGTGCTATCGGCGTCACGGTTGACCCAACCACAAAGGGACTAAGCGACTCTGCACGTGCAATGACGTATGTACAGCCTTCTGAGCGTCCTGCAAGTTATATGACGGGCACCGCTGAACCAACTAATACACAACCAAAAGAAGAGCCAACAAAAGAAGAGGTAAACAATGCTTAG